CAACAAAAGATTTTAGGTCTTTTGATTGGAGAAGAACTTGCATCACACTGAAGACATTTACTTTGTGATAGAGATTATCACGCAGTAAAGAGTAGCGTGCGCTATGCTGTAGGACAGCCTATGGGGTTCTTAACCTCGTGGGCAGCCATGGCGATAACGCACCATGCCATTATCAATTATGCAAAGAAGGATAAATCTTTCTATGCAATAATTGGTGATGACATTGCAATCGCTTCGAAAAAGGGCGCGGAGGATTACAAGAAGATCTTAGAGGTATTAGGGATGGAAATCTCGTTAGAGAAATCTGTCACTTCTACTCCTGAGGTCAACTTGGGAGAACTTGCCAAACGTTTATTTATTAACGGTGGCGAGATCTCTCCTATCCCTCCGGACGTTCTAATAAAATCGACAGGAACCATAATTGGTTTCTTAGAATTTATTAGAGTATTTTCCGAGAAATTCCACCATACAGATCCAGGTGGTTTTTCCGACTCTGAGTATCAACGCATCTTAGACGAGCTGTTTTCAATTAGCAAGTTTAAGAATGACGAAGATGCTCGAATTCTGTTGTCTTGCCCAATATTGGAAAATTTCCCAATTTTGCCTCCTATACCCCCTCTAAAAGAGGTAAGGTCAGTGTGGCGGGCAGATCTCGTGAAGCAACAGCTTCTTAGAGACTTTGAACAATTCTTTTTGGAATTGGCCAATAACAGAACAAACGAAAAGGTCATCAAATTGATGGATCCTTCTAGTTTTGTCGAGTCGAAACAACGGGATAGTTACCCTATTTATGATTTTGCTAAGATAGCCAATAAGGCTGCCTTAACAAAGATTATAAATAGGATCAATACTACGTATGTTGATGAAGAGGCAGACAGCTTTGCTGAAGGCCCAATCAAAGACTTACGTGATATTCTATCTTACCCCAATCCCTTAAACGATGGTATGTATAACACATACCTTAGTAAAAGGAAATTGGTGATTCGGAATACCCATTCAGTGATCCAACTTTTCCTTGACGTACCTCGTTATAAAGCGAAGTACTATCAAGAAGAGGTCAAAC